TTTCGTCGAGACGCTCGTTTTGGAGCGTGCGGGCTTCGTAGAGGTCAGCCGTGAGAATCACGGGTTGCGCTTTGCCGGCAACACCGGCGCTGGCGTTGTTTCCGGTCGGATGTTCAGTCTCCGATTCGAAGGGGAACATGACGCTCTGGGCGATGACGCCGCAGAATTCGTGCACCTGTTCGTCCTCGAGTTCGGGCGAGGTCAGGGGAGTCACTTGCAGTTCTTCCAGAAACTGGTTGATCTGCGGTCGGGACCCGAAGTCCACCGTCGTGCCGTGCGTGGTCGTACGGCCGTTAGCGTAATGGCACTTAATCGCAAATTCGACTTTGGTGACTTGGAGAAACCGCAGCGCCTTCATGAAGACCTTCCAGGTCATCTGAGGCCGGGCAAACTCCTTCGTGATATTGCCGCGTGCGCTCGTCTGGTCCTTACGCGTCGGTGCAATACCATTGCGAATGTCCGTGACGAAATCACGCATGAGGTCGCCGTAACGAGCGGGACCGATATTCAAATCCAATAACATCTGTCGCCACAGACGCGAGAGAACCCCGTTCGCGCCCGAAGTCTTACTAACGCCTTTATCCTCGGAATGCAGGATGCGTTGGAAAGGGTTGCGTGCCATATTAGCTTCCTTGTGGACCTGCTTGTTTGACCTGCTTGATTGAACTGCTTAATTGGGGTCGTGTCCTCATTCATCGATTACAAAGCTGACATCGATGAGCGTGACGACCAGTTGTCGGAGGTTGACCAGAATTCGGGTCAGCATCCGGAGATTGTGTTCGTCGATACCGAGGGCGGCATTATCGCTGGTTTCCATCAACGCACATAGAATCAGCGCGTCTCTTTTAAACGACGACAGCGTCTGCTGGACGTTGAGATAGAAACCGTCCGACGACGTGAAGAACTGATCGAGCCCGGTAGATCGGTTGTCCAGCGTCGCCCACGTCGTAGGCAGGGCGGTGACCTTGGCGAGCTGCGAGTTGATGATCTTGATCTCGCGGTTGTACGCGTCGATCGTCGTGTAGAACGGGTGGATCGTAACGCCTACCGCGTGCGAATTCCGAAAACGCTCGAACTTGCTTACATCCAGCGTGTTGAGAAGCGCTTGTAAAGTACTGCGACTGGGATTGTGATTCGAAAGAGAAAGCGTCAGGGACTTCAGCGTCGCGTAAGTATCCCGCGCCCGTTTGGCCCGCCAACGGTTCTTCAGTTGCGTGATCCAGCGCCTCATTTTTTAACTCCCTGATTTGTGAAACGTCTTGTGGAGATGCTTGATAAACGACTACCTCACGTAAATCGCTCATGAAAATAATATGTACCCAAGATTCTTTTGAGCTTTTACCGGAGGTGGACTATGTCCGACCAGTACGAACAGGATGAATACGACCGCTTCCCTGAAACCAGTGGTTCGGATGGCGCGGTTCAAAACATTGAGGTAATCGAGAGCGACGACCAGGTTCTCAGCTACACGCAGCGCAAGCGCCAGCAAATCGTCACGGAGATGATGGGCACCAATGGCGAGAAGCTGAAAAATCTGGAACGCGGTGACAAGATGGTGTTGCTCCAGGCCCTGGACGGCATGGACCGCTCGGCCCTCGGCAAGAAGCGCCTCAAGACTGACGAGAAGACCGCTGCATCGGCACAAGCCGCTGCTGCGCTCATCGCCAAGGTGCTCACTGCGCCCGGTGTTAGCCAGGCTGGTACCGCCAACGTGCCGCGTGCAGCCATCCCGAGCCTGCCGACGGACATACCGGATCCCATGCTGGTGCCTGGGGAAATCGCTACGGATGCTCCGCAGATGGACGTAGACACCTTTATGGCCCAATCCTTTGACGGAGGAGTGGGCCAGCAAGACGTGTAACCGCGCGTCTAACCCTCTCCCACACCCTGCCCAGAAATCTCAGGCGGGGAGTGGGAGGGGGTTTATGCCGGTTGTCTTACGGTGCTGCAACGATGCTGAAATACCTAACGTCGATGAGTTCGAGCCCGACAAGTGGCGAGGCGAGCATGGTCATCGCGATAAACGGATGAGCTGCGTCGCGAACGAGAGATTTTAGGGTCTTCTCGTCCGGTTTCTCATTGAAGTACAGCGCAGGGGCGATAAGGTGGACCTCATTGAGCCGAGTATCCTTGAATGCCTCCGCGTGCATGTTCATCCAGGCTTCGTACTCGTACATGAACAGCATTGCATAGTGCGTCTTCACGACTGCGGGCGTCAGTTGCTCAGGGCGGATAGAGACGAGTTCGACGGGGACAGTGGCCCCAATCCAAGCCGTCACAGCTTTGCCTATCGCGTCTGCCGTCTCGGCATCGAGGACGTACGGGAACGTATTTACAGCAATCTGGACCCCATCGAAATAGGGACGTTCGATCGCCATCTCAGTCAGGAACGTGGTGAGTTCCCGAAACCGAGTTGTTAGCGCCGTTACCTTCGAGTGTTTCAGCGTTTCGACATCGCGGTTTTGATAGAGTTGCCGGAAGGCTTCTCGATCGACGTCGTCAAAGACGTCCTGCTCCCTGACCAGGTAAGCAGGCGTCAGAACGCGGGCTGCGTGTTCCTCGCCCATGCGTTCGATTGTTCCCAGACGTGTATCCAGCAAGCAATCAAGCTCGACTAGAATCGTCTCGATCTTTTTAGTTCCTGCCATCTTCGCACGCTCTACTGGTTAGTAGTGTCGCGCGCTTGGTCTTGCACGTTGTTGCGTTTGCTCGGCTTCGGAGGTTCCGGCACGAGAACAAACAACTGGATCATCAGCAGTGTCACCAGCCATTTGTTTTGTTGAAGGAGAATCTGCACGCCTTCGGGATCCGGCAGGAGATCCGCGATTTCGACGGGCATCATGACGAGCGAATCCTGTCCTCGAACAGGATTGCCGTCCCCACTTACTGCAAATGCAAGGGCTTGCACCAACTCGAAATACCGGGCAGAGCCGCCCCAGCGCGCAAGGAAGGTGAATCCCAACGTGAAGACAAAGTCGCGGATCACTTCGTCTTCGAAAACAAGTTCGATGGCGTGCTGCACGCCTTTCGGACTCGCCAACATGTACGGCTTTTCCGCCAGCACCATCGAATAGACAAACTTCGAGAGCTTGCTCGAGCGCTCGTCGCTCATGCGCGTCGAATTCTTGAGCACGTGTTCCATGCTGGCGACGAACACTTCGCCCGTTTCGATCAGTTCATGCGGTAGGAGACTCATGCTCCGTCTCCTTATACGAGACCTGACACCTGATAATGCATACTCGTGAGTATGGTGTTCAGGGCCTGTGTTGATTTCACACCACCGCGCAGATGCTCGATGGCCTTCTGTGACGCTCCGCCCGTACGAGCGAAACTGTCGTTCATTGCGTTGAAGCCTTGCGTGTCGCCGCCGCGCAAGCTGATCATCTCCGCGATGTTCTTGTCGAGCTTAAGCGCCGACAGAACCTGCGTTTCCGGGTAGGAGATCTTGCTCGCTTCCGACTTGCCCGAAGGCTGGCCAGTCATGTCGTCGACGCTGCGGTTGTCCTCGGGGATCGAGATCTTCTTCACCAGCACCTGAGCCTGACGGCGCAGGGTGATGTCGCCCACGAGGTACTTTATCGGCGAGAGATACGGTGGGATGTCGTTACCGTTGTCGATCCAGAGCCGCTCGAAGAAGTTGTGTCCCAACTCGTCGCCAATGGCGAGGTTGTTGGGGATGGTCACTTTCTCTTTCGAGAGGTTCGGTGCGATGATCGCCAGACGAATCTCCTTGCGCGCGAGCTTGCCCATCCAGTCGTCGAACGCCTTGTCGTCCATTCGTGCGAAGAGGTCCTTATACAGCTGGACGTTCGTGGAAGACCCGGGGATGAGCTTCTGAATATATTTCAGAACGAACGCCTCGGTCGCGGCTCTCTTTCCAAGCGGTTTGGTCATTGCTTTCTTTCCTATCAGGATCGATCAAAAAGATCTTGGGTTCGATCTGACAGCGTCGCGCCTCGTCGATCATGTTCCGGGTGCCGGGTGAGCGACCATCCCAGAAGCACACGACGTGTGTCGCGTGTTGAGCCATGAGGCGGTTGCGGAAATGTCCGGCCGCAGCGTTGTAGCGATTACCACGGCGATTGATTCGGATCACGGCGCCAGGCACTGTCAGATCATCCCAATCGGCCGGGAACTCGGTCCAGGCGCGGCCGTTCTCACGGCACCAGCGGATAATCATAGAATCTGGACCGCTATGGGCTTTCCCCGTAATGAAGATCGGTCGAGCCGTGGGAAGCTCAATACACAGGTACGCTTCGAGGCAACTGACGAACTGCGCGTAGTCATTGAAGTTCCGACCACCAGCGACGACGATCGCCTCGTTGAAGTCGCGAATTGCTGCGTGAGACAACGCGCCGTGCTCGATCATTCCGAGAGGGGCAGCGAATGCTCGATGATGCATGGAAGGACTCCCATTTCGAACAGGCGTTTCCAGTTCTCCACCGAACCCTTCTGGTCAATCAGGCAGTAGCGCACGTCCATCGTGTCGACGTCGCCATTCGCTTCTTTCAGCTTGCCGAAGATCACGCGCCAAGCGCGATTGATGGCGAATTGCTGGTAGTCCGGATCGGGCAGGGTTTCCACACCGGGCTGAAGATACTGCTTCCACGCTTCCGGATTCGGATGGCCCTTGTCGATGAGCAAGTTCGTCACGTGGCTGACGAGATTCTCGATGGCTTCTGCTGCGGGTACCTCGGCGGAGGTTTCTTCTACATCATGAGTCATGGCAGTAAAAAATCTCTAGTAATCTTATTAACGTGCGCTACCGCACACAGCTAAGTAGCGTCTTCCAATCACTTCCAGCCGTACTGGCTGAGTGCACCATTCAGACCGGTTTTCTCGGCTTCTGTCCATTCGCGATCCATCCCTTCGAAGGGCGCCGTAGCCGTCGGTTTGTCAGCGGCTTCTTTCTCGGCGACATAGGCACGCGCTGTGCCCTCCGGAACCGATTCAAAGCGACCGTCTTCCATCTCTGCCTGCGAACGAACGCAGATGCGACCGTCGGCCATCATGTACGCGTAGGCAGGTTCACGAGAATGCTCGAGCACGTATTCGCTCGGCAAACCCGTGATGATGTAAATGCCGCCCTTGGTGTGGCGCACTTCTTCGCCGACACGGAACTTGAAAGTGCCGTTGACCGCGTCCATCGTGACGGCGAGGTTCGCTTGCAGGTACGGATGCACCTGGCTGATTTTCTCTTGCTTGTCTGCGTCCATAGGGACCTCGTGTTTAGGCTGCCATCGCGTGCATGAGACCGTCGCGCTCGGCAATCCGTTGGATCAGTTCCTGATACTGCGGCAGCGGTTTCTTGTCCTCGCCCATCCAGTACGGGAAGTAGTGCTCCGGGTGTTCCTTCGGCAGCGTCATGCGCAGCATGTCCATCGTCGAGAGGAAGGGCAGCTCGTGCGCTTCGCCGAGTTCGTGCGTCCACCAGCCACGCGTCGTCAGCAACACGTTCCAGTCGAAGCCCAAGGCCTTCAGGCTGTCGTACAGTTGCTTCGGGTTGAGCTTGAGCTCGGGGGCCATGGTGTGCCACAGATAGCTCATCTGGCACATTTCGCTCGTGATGTTGAGCGCACGGCGCAGCATCGGATCGTTGTCGATCTTGCGGCGAATCGTCGTGCGCTGCAGCTTGACATCCGGATACAGCGCAAGGCTGTAGTTGATGTTGTTGCCTTCCAGCCCGAAGCGACCCTGTTCCTTGATGTGGTGGAACTCAGTGAGCGACGGCAGCACACCTTCCGACTGCGACACGATCAAGGTGAACGCCATACCGGAAGCGCCCGACTTGGAACGCAGGTTACGCAGCTGCACCGTGTTCAGATCGGTGTCCAGCTTCAACGTGTCTTCTTGATTGCGCGGGTACTCCGGCGCCCGGTTGCTGTCGAGCAGCGGTGCAGAGTTGTAGCAGTGCCAGCAGTTGTGCGTGATGAAGGTGAACTTGTCGGTCGTGCCCTTGATCTTGTCGCCGTTCTTCAGGTGCTTCAACTTCTGGATCGGAACCGACCCGGCAGGACCGGCGTTTTGCATCGTCGATTCTTTGCCGAGGTGAGCCGTCATAAGCAGGTAGTCGTAGGCCTGACCATGCAGCCGCGGTGCTTCCATCAAGATCCGTAGCTTGGCCAAGCCTTGGCGCATGTGGATCGTGTTGCCTTTCGAATCGCCGAGATCGTGGTCTTGCATCTCGATCACGTCAGACGTCTCGAACTCGGTAAACGAGTCGATCTCGGTGAACGTGGGAATGAGCATCGTAAACGGAGCGGTGCGCTCGCGATTGTAGAAGGGCGTATTGACGATGATGTCCTTACGCTTCGTCTTCTCTTCGAGCTCGTTCTTGTGGTTCTTGTACCACTCGTCGCCGACATAGACCGTCTTGTCGGTGATCGACCAGCGCTGCGACTCCAGTACATCCTCGCCGTGGAACGCTTCCGTACGAGCAACGAACTCGCGGTAGTGCCATTCGTGAATGTTGACTTCGGTGTCGTACGTCTTGGCGGCCGAATACAGCATGCGCGACATTGCAGTCAGCATCATGTAGTGCTCGGTCGTGGATTTGAAGTTGTTGCCGATACCCGTGATACCGGTCAGCGGTGCCAACCCACCGTTCAGGATCGACTCATTGCGACGCCCCTTGATGTAGTGGCCAGTCGGAATGTCGAAACCTGCTCCGATGTTGATCATCACCTTGACGTTCGGTGCTGGTGTCAGCTTTGTTCTTAAGTCAATGGTCATCTTCTGCTCGTTCGTAAGTACGTCTATGTTCGATAACTAACGCTTGCGCAAAAGAT